AGTACAAATTATTTTTATAACATTAAAGAACAAAAGTAATGAATTTTATAAGCACTAAAAAACCTAGATGGTTAATGAGAGCATTAAACCCTAGGTCTCCTATGACAGAAAATAATGAAACTGTAAAGTTAATAAGTTATGATAACAGAGTAGCCCCTACAATAATTAGAATTGGAACAAGGGGTAAAGGCAAATTTGTAAAATTGACAAATGAAGAAGCTATAAAAAGAGCAAATAAAAATAATACTTTTTTAGAATTTGCTACAAATAAACAAGCAGAAAAGTTTGCTAAGAATTTTTCAAATATTATTCCTAATACTTTTAAAAATAAACCTAGGAGAATTAGCAAGTAATGCCAATATACACATACAGAAATAAAACAACAGGTTTAGAGTGGGATGAACTACGAACATATACCACAAGAAAAAAACCTCTGAAAGATAAGAATATTGAATTAGTGTTCACAGCACCTAGATTAGGTTTTATACAAAGAAGTGAACATGGTGCTAGAGACCAGATGATTCACAATGCTAGACAGGGTATGAAAGAAAGACAGATTGAAGATAAACTAGGGCTTAGAAAAACTCCTGAGTGGTTACAAGAAAGAACAGAAAGACACTTACAAAAGGTAAAGAATGTTAGTTCCTGAAGTTAATAAAGAATTAACAGAAAAGCAAAAAAGTTTTTTAGAGCATTTGTTTAGTGATGCTAGAGGCAACCCAAGAGAAGCTGCCAAACTTGCAGGATATGATGAGAGCAACTATCAAAAAGTTATTAAGTCATTAAAGCAAGAAATAATTGAAAGAGCAGAAGGTGTGTTAGCAACCCATTCTCCAAAAGCAGTTATGGGAATGATAGGTGCATTAGATGAAGATGGAAGTATACCGGGTGCAAACATAAGACTAGAGGCAGCCAAACAAATATTAGATAGAGTTGGGATATCTAAAACAGAACGCATTGATTTAAATGCTAAAGTCCAACACGGGATATTTATATTACCACCAAAAAATGACAGAACCTAAAAAAATAAAAGGTAACTTAGTTCCTTTTGGATATAGGCAATCTGAGACTGACCCCACAATAGCAGAACCTATTGAGGAACAATTAAAAGTTTTAGAAGATGCTTTAGCACTCCATAAAAAAGGGCAGTCTTTACAAAAATGTGTTGACTATATTTTTTCTCAAACACAAAGAAAAATTAGTAGGCAAGGTTTTTATAAGATTACTAATAAAAATAATATTAAAAAGAAAGCTAGAGAAAGTGCTAGAGAACAATTAGACTATCAAAGAGACAGAGTACTTAAAGCTAAAAGAGAATTAGAAAAAGAAAGAAATAAATTAGAAACTAAAAATAAAAAGATTAGAGATTTAGATGTTGTATTAGAAGGCAAAGTTAAAACAGTCATTGATACAAAAGAAATAGAAGAAGCCTCACCTACAATACAAAAAGCATTTGATAAAAAAGATATTATATTTGAAGCTAATGAAGGTCCTCAATCAGATTTTCTAGCATCGAGTGAAAGAGAAGTTTTTTATGGGGGTGCAAGAGGCGGTGGTAAATCTTATGCCATGTTAGTTGACCCTCTAAGATACTGTGATAGAAAAAATCATAGAGCATTACTTGTTAGAAGAACAATGCCAGAACTGAGAGATTTAATTAATCACTCACAACAATTATATTCAAGAGCCTATCCCGGTGCTAAGTGGAGGGAACAAGAAAAAGAATGGAGATTCCCATCAGGTGCTAGAATAGAATTTGGATATGCAGAAAATTTAACAGACGCATTAAGATATCAAGGACAATCATATACTTGGATTGGTATAGATGAATTACCACAATATCCTACCGCCGATATATATAATTTTCTTAGGTCATCCCTTAGAAGTGTAGACCCTGAGATTCCTGTCTATATGAGGGCAACAGGCAATCCCGGAAACGTAGGTTCAACATGGGTCAAAGAGATGTTTGTAGACCCGTCAGAGCCAAATAATCAGTTTGACGTAGAAATACCTACCCCAATGGGAGTTAAGAAGATATCAAGAAAGTTTATCCCTGCAAAGTTACAGGATAACCCCTATCTTATGCAGACAGATGATTACTACGCAATGTTAGCATCACTACCCGCCGTACAAAAGAAACAGTTTTTAGAAGGTGATTGGGATGCTTATGAGAGTTCATCATTTCCAGAGTTTAACAGACAAGTCCATGTCATAGAACCTTTTGACATACCTAGAAATTGGATGAGATTTAGAGCAGCCGACTGGGGATACAGCTCACCTGCTTGTTGTCTATGGTTTGCAGTAGACTATGATAATAATTTATTTGTGTATAGAGAACTGTATGCAAAAAGAAATACCGCCGATATATTTGCAAGAAGAGTTTTAGATTCAGAAGAAGGTGAGTACATAAGATATGGAGTACTTGATAGTTCAACTTGGGCAAGACGAGGAGATGTTGGTCCAAGTATTGCAGAGACTATGATACAAGAAGGATGCAGATGGAGACAATCTGATAGAAGTCCTAGAAGTAGAATATCAGGAAAATTAGAAGTTCATAAAAGATTACGAATAGAAGAAGACACAGGTTACCCAACAATGTTTATATTTAATAATTGTTTAAATTTAATTAGGACATTACCAATGCTACCTGTAGATAAAAATAATCCTGAAGATGTAGACACAACTGCAGATGACCATGCTTATGATGCACTTAGGAATGGCTGTATGAGTAGACCAACTCATCCTGTATCAGTTAGAGGAAATGATTATTTAACTTCTACTGAGAAACAAGACTCAGCACCTGCAGATAGCGTATTTGGATACTGATGCATCTTCCTAAGACTGTAAGAATAGGAGCATTTTTAGTAGAGTTAATTCTAGTAGACCACGAAGTTATGTATGAACTAGTTTCAGCAGAAGGCACATTTATATGTAAGCCTCCTGATAAAATTTATCTAGATAAAGAAATGGTACAAAGAGGTGGTCCTGATGCAGTTAACGTAGTAATACACGAATTACTTCATGTAGGATATCATCAGTACCATCTAAAGGAAAAAGAAGAAGAAACAATTGTTAATTCTTTTGGTAACTTTATGACAGAGGTTTTATGCCATTCTGAAATAAAAGATTGGATAAGACACGAAACAAAGAATTTGCAGACAACTGCGAATAAACGACAAACATAGGAGAAAAAAACATGGCAATCATGAAACAATACAAGCAAGGCGATTTACCAGAAAATATGTATGGTAATGAAAAATCTAAGCAAGGTGACAGCAAAATTAATGTTAAGAAACCTGCTACAGGTCTTCCTGCAGATGACTACAGCGAAACAGATGTTAACGCAGGTAGAAAAGCAAAAAACACAGTCGACGCACAAGTATTTAAATTAGCTGACGAGAAAGACTACTAGTAATTTAAATGATAGAAGACAACACAGTAGGTGGAGTATTTTCTGAAAGTGATGATGTAGGCTCTTTAGACGATAATGACAATAATACATTTAGTAATCTAGGCTCAATAATTGAAACTAGATTAAAAGAGTCAGAACAGTCTCGTCTTTATGATGAGAAGAGATGGTTAAGAAGCTACAGAAACTATAGAGGAATCTATGGTTCTGATATGGCTTTTAGAGATTCAGAAAAATCAAGAGTATTTGTTAAGGTAACTAAAACAAAAGTACTAGCCGCTTACGGACAACTTATAGAAGTATTATTTTCTCAAGGGAAGTTTCCTATTGGGATTTTTCCTACTTCTGTACCCTCAGGTGCAAGTGAGTATGCTCACATAAAACCTGATAATTTAAAAGAACAAGATGATAGAATGGAAGACATCTATGGTTTTGAAGGGGATGGTAAAGAAATATCTCCCGGTGCTACCGCTAACGATATACTTAATGGACTAAAAGAAAAGTATAAAGATGCAGGATTTGAAGAAGGGGCAGCACCTGATTTAAAAACTATGCCACAGATAGAACCTGCAAATGAAGCTGCTAGAAATATGGAAAAGTTAATCCATGACCAACTAGAAGAATCTCATGCTATATCTGTTATGCGTCATGTGTTGTTTGAAATGTGTTTACTTGGAACGGGTGTTCTTAAAGGCCCTTTTAATTATGAACAAGCTGAACACAAGTGGATACTTAATGACGAAGGTGAAAGAGAATACGCACCTAAAAAAAAGTTAGTGCCTAAAGTAGAGGCTGTAAGTTTATGGGATTTATATCCAGACCCCGATGCAGTTAATATTAATGATGCTGACTATGTTATTCAAAGACACATTTATAATAGAACTCAGCTAAGAGATTTAGCTAATAGACCATTCTTTAGAAAGTCTGCTATTAAAGATTGTTTAGCAATGGGTTCTAATTACGAAACAAGAAGTTACGAAACCTCATTATATGATAGAGAGAATCAAGAAGAGTTTAATAAAAACAGATTTGAAATATTAGAATACTGGGGAACAATGGATAAGAATTTTGTTGAAGAGGCAGGTATTGAAATTCCTGATAGTTTTGATTCTGAGCTAGATGAAGTTCAAATTAATGCGTGGGTATGTAATGGACATATACTAAGACTAGTATTAAATCCTTTTACTCCTGCAAGAAATCCCTTTATGGTATGCCCTTATGAAATCAATCCATATCAATTTTTTGGTGTAGGCATACCTGAAAATATGGACGATGCTCAAACAATTATGAATGGTCATGCAAGAATGGCTATTGATAATTTAGCACTAGCAGGAAACCTAGTATTTGATGTAGATGAAACTATGTTAGTACCGGGTCAGGATATGTCTGTATATCCCGGAAAAATATTTAGAAGACAGAGTGGTCAAACAGGACAAGCCATTCACGGATTAAAGTTTCCAAGTACTGCAGTAGAGAATATGCAAATCTTTGACAGGTTCAGACAGTTAGCTGATGAATCAACAGGCATACCTTCTTACTCACATGGACAAACAGGAATTAATTCTACAACTAGAACAGCTTCTGGAATGTCAATGTTAATGGGTGCAGCAGCACTTAATATAAAAACAGTTATAAAAAATATAGATGACTATTTACTAAAGCCATTGGGTGAAACATTGTTCCAATGGAATATGCAGTTTAATAAAGATATGCCAGAAATAGAAGGTGACTTAAATATCAAGGCACAAGGAACAACATCCTTAATGACTAAAGAAGTAAGGTCACAAAGACTAATGACATTTATGCAAGTAGCTTCTAATCAGTTCTTAGCACCACATATTAAATGGCACAGTATTATTAAAGAGATTGCAAAGTCTATGGATGTAGACCCAGAGCAGGTAATTAATGACCCTGAACAAGCGGCAATATTTATGAAAATGATGGGAGATATGAATGGAAATCAACAAAATGCAAATCCTAACGAGCAATCCACAGGTATGGGCGGCGTTGGAGGAGTACCTGCAGGAGCAAATAACGCAGACACACAAGGGTCTGGAGGTGGCAACATCGGAGTTGGAACTCCACAGGCTACAGGGCAAAGCGGCTTTACTGCACCAAATAATGAATCTTAGAGGACAACTAAATAAAAAATAATGGCAACTAAACTTTCAGATATATTAAATAAAGAATCAACAGGAATAATGTTTCCTTTTTCAAGTAGCACATCATCAACAGGTGTAGCACCTGTGAGTACAACACAACAAGTTTATAATACAGCTACTAATGGTATTATGACAGTACAAGGAAAACAATACACAGGACCAGATGCTATAATTAATTATGGAAGTAAAGAAGAAGGCTACCCTAGAAATTTAAAACAGATTGAAAAAGGTATGCTACCTCAGTTTAATCAAAGTACATTACCTGATGTAGGAAAAGGTACAGTAGAAACAGGAAAACCAACAGCTCCTGTAACACCTCCTACAGAAGAAGTAAAAACTCCTGAACCCGTAGTAGACCCATGTCCTACAGGTTTTAAATTAATAAATGGAGTATGCCAGAGAATACAACAACAAGGTGGTAATGATAGACCTGCACCAAAAGGTAAGACAGTAACCAATGGTATAATAGATGGTTATGAGAGAGTACCGCTCACACCGGGTCAAACAGGTGCTATGAACTCTAGACAAATGATGGCACTAGAAAAAAAATATGGTGCTGATGTAGCTTCAGAAATAGGATTAATAAATCAAAAATATGATAGGGGTGCACAAATAAAAATAATTACAGAAACAATTAATGGTAAAGAAGTACCAAAAAAAAATCCAGATGGCACAACACAAGTAAAAAATATTATAGCTGTATCACCTACACTACCCCAAGCACTAGCAGAAATGAGTCCTTTTGTAGGCCTTATAGATGCTATCAGTTCAGGTAAGGTTGTAAAGGATGTAAAAGAAGTTGGAAATAATATTCTTAATATCATAAAAGGTTCTGAAGAAACAAAAGTAGCAGAAGAACCTACTCAAAATACAGGAACAGAAGATAAAAAAGTGGAAGAGGCTGAGACTAAAATAGCAATGGCCCCAGAATTAGTATCTTTAAATTTTGGTAATTTTGGAATTGATACTGTGGACTTTGGTAATCTACCTAGAATAGGCATAGAGGTAGGTAATAAACTAAATGCCTTAAATAATGTATTAAAAAATAACAGAGATTTAAGAAATAACAAAGTCTATTCAGATAGAAAAAAGAAATTAGAAAAGAAACAAAAAGATATATTTAAAGCAAATAAAGAAAATGAAGCCATGGATAAATTTATTCAAAAAAATGGAGAGGACAAATTTGCTCAAGAAGTAGATAAAAAATATGCAACCTCTAACTACACATCTCCTGTAAAAGATGCTGCTAATAGATGGGATAAAAATAAT